GTCATATTTCCAAAACGCTTTTCTTGTATTAAGTCCTCAGCAAATATCTTACTTAGACTTGCTAAGGTCTGAGCGTCTGACCTGTGTCCTATTTCAACTGAAGTCTTTGCAACTAAATCTAGGACTTTTTCAGTTAAATCTTTTAAGTTTTCTTGTTTTAATGGTTTCATAATAATTCTTTTGCTTTTTGCCATTCATTAATTTGAGCGTCTAACTTACTCATTGTTTTTGTATTTGACTGAGGTTTATCCCATTTCTTTTGATTAGCTGCCCAAGTTTTTAATCTGAGCTTTGTACTCCAAGTTTTATTTAATTCAAATTTCATTTTTGTATTAGACTTATTTGGCTCTGTCCAATAATCTATAAATCCATTTAAAATACTTTCTTCATAATCAAAAGTCAAAACCTCAAAGACAAATTCATCACGCCTATTAGATATAGTATTATTAGTTATTCTTATTTCTTTATTCTTATTAATAGTTGTTAATTTAGTTTCTGACAAGTCATTAAGTTTATTAATCACTAGTCCTTCAGTTTCTTCACAACTTAAGATATTCAATAAGTTAGCTTCATTTATCTTGAAGTATTGCTTTGCAGGTATTCCCTTACGCTTAGTTTCTATTATTTCATATTTTTTAAGCGTTTTAAGGACTTTTCTTTGCTGATATGAAGTTAGTGTAGTATCTCGTTCTATATTGGCTTCAGTGTTAAAAAACCAACCATCATTCATTCCGTTAGCAATAAAGTATTCTTCTTTGCTAATTAGGTCAGCAAGTAGAACTGCACCCTTCAATCCTACCTGCTTCGCCAATTGCTTGTTCACTATTAAAAAAGCTGAACTACTTAGTAAATGTTTCATATAACTTCTATTTCGTGTTGATAATTTTGAAGGGCTAACTTACATAATTCTAATTGATTGTAGAAGTCTTTGTAAGAAACTTTAACATCTTTTCCAAATTTACCTGATACAATACGAATAGTTGTTTGGTGTTTTAAACTGTCGTGTATTCCGTTTTTCCTTAAGTGTTCTTGTAAGTTATACAAGTCTACAAAAGTTAGCTTAGCGTCTTTTATTTCCGTATAAGCATTGTAAACTTTATTAAATGTATTACGATATAAAGGAAATGAAGAATAGTTAGCTGAGTGACATCTTTCGTAATGGTTCACACTTGTTCTGTTTCTGTCTAAGACCTTAGCAATTACTTCTCTGTGGGTTTCATCTTCTAGTCTTGAAATCATAGCAGCAACCATTCTAGGTACTTGGTATTCTGTCTTTCTAGTTTTTAAAGCTAGAGAGCCTTTAGGCAACCCTACTAAATTTGTAGTAAGGTCGCAAAGGTTTTTAAAGTTATCTTCTGTATTCATCTTAAAAAGGCATATCTGTATCACCATTCATCATAGTATCTTTATTGTCTAATAAATTACCTGATTTTTTGTTGCTTTGATTAGTGAAAAAGTAGCCATCAATATTGTGAAAATATCTACCGTTGTATTCTCTTGAATAAACATTACAAAGAACTGATACTTCCATACCTATTTCTAGCTTGTTCATTTGTTGTAATTTATCACCAAAAGCACTAACACATACTTCATTATTAAACTCTCCACCTGTATCAATTACTATTGATTGCTTCTTCCATTCTTTACCTGCTTTAGATACTCCTGTTTCTAAATCAAGTTTCTTTACTAGTTTTCCTGTTACTTCCATTTTTATTTATTTATTTAATTATTACTCTTTTTAAAATCTTCTGCTTCATCTTCTCCAAATACTCCTAGTTCATAAAAACCTGTTAGCTTCAGGACTGCTCTTGACATAGCTCGTTTCTCAGCCATTTCCATAGTGTACCAAGTGTTAGTGTTTCCGTCCTTAAATCCTGCTCCTTTTAAAGCTGAACCAAAAGTTTGAATTGCCTTACCTTCTTTTCTTGCATTGGCTTTTACTACACAAAAATCTTTTTCACATTTAATTACATCATAATCTATGTTGATGTTTTCCAAAGCCTGTATCTTATCAATACCGCTTCTTGTCAAGATGATGTAGTGTTGGTGTTTGAACACGTCATCTTTGGTTAGATTGTACTTAATGTACTTTTCTTTTAATGCTTCTGTTTTCATTATCTTGTTCTTAATATTAATGCTTTTCTACCCTTTTGGTTATAAAGCTTGTTGTAGTGTTCTAGTTTATCTATTACCTTCTGATTGTCTTCATCTGTTATATTCAAGATGTTATTCCAATATGAACCTTTAGGCTCAACTTTGTAGTTGTAACATTCATTAAGCATAAGTCCATTCTTCTTACTGTATTCAACTGATGCTAAATCTATCTGTTCCTTAGTTCCATAAATCCTTATAGACCTTTCTTTCCCTTTTACATCATTATTCAAAATGAATAGGTTGTAATCCCAAGTGGCTTCATTTGTGTAGCCGTCTCCCTTATAAAAGAAGTCTTGACAAATTAAGTTCAATGTATTGTATTCTATGTATTCTGCGTCTAGTCTAGTCATCTTAATAGTTTTGAATGTAAATTAATGTAGCTAATATTGAAGCACCTACTACGCATAAGTTAGCAACTACATCTAACATCTTGTTTATTCTTATTCTTCTTTGCTCTGTTAAATTTGTCTCGTTATAATTTTGCAATTTGTTTTTAATAAAAAAGTTTGCTTTTTCTTTTTCATTTAGGAAGTAAGTAGCTCCTGTGTTTTTGTTTACGATTTTGTAGTTCATTTCTTGATTATTTTAATTATTACTTTTTTAACACAGCAAAAATAAAACCTTTTTTTGAATTAACAAAGTTTTTAACTGAGTTTTTAACTAAAAAGATTAAAAATAGTTATCCCTTATCTAGTAAATGATACTAAAATAAATTAAAAAAAAGATTAAGAAATGTTAAAAAAAACGTTAAAAACCTACAAAGGCATTAACAAATTGATTGGAGTTTGACCGTTATTTAGTACAACTGCGCAACCAACAGCAGGACGTTTGCCATACTTAGCATAAGCCATAGCATAAGATTTGTGGTCTATCCCACAACCCACTTGAGTTCCATATACTCTGAACTTCTTACCTACATAGTGTTCTGTATAGCATTGCGTATGTAAATGTCCTTGTACTGTATTCATCATATCGGCTCTACACTTAGTACGAGCCGTACCACCTTCTCCGTGTATATATTGTACTCCGTCTGTTTCATATCGTTCTACAAAGTTCCAATCAGGAGTTTCTAAGACTTCTTTAAAAGATTTAATCCATTTGCTTGGAATTGAGGAAGTCTGAGCTTTACGCATTATTATCCTATCGTGATTTCCAATGATTACAGTAGCCATAGGGAAAGCGTCTCGCCATCTACCTATTTTCTTAATAGCTAATTCTAGCTCATCTAAGCCGCCCATTCCATCAGCTGAAGCTTCGTGATAGCTTGAGTAGTGATTGTCTATTACATCACCTATAAACACTACCTCCGTGCAGTTATAAGTATAGTATTGTTCTATACAGAAGTCTAAGTAGCCATCTAAACAGAACGGTTCGTGCAAGTCGCCAATAACTAGAACATTTCTAGTCTCGGCTTCTCGCATCTTTTCTAGTGCCACTATTTCGTGTGGCTTTAATCTGTATCTATTACTTTTTAGCGACATCAGCAATTCCCTGACCTACTATAAGTGTTAAGATTGCATAGTATAAATCTTTTGCAGTTGTTTCATCAACTCCTAAGTAAGAAACTAAAGCAGGTACAACTACAGAACTAACTGCATACCAAAACTTCTTGCTCTTTACCATCTGACCGATAAGGTACTTTTCTAAAAACTTTTTCATATTATTTATTTTTGATTATTAAGTTAATATTTTCTCCGCCCAAATATATTATTTCTTGCATAACTAAATCCATAGCTAAGCGAGAGTTTTTAACAATGTCTTGTTTACGACCATTCCCCACTAGAATACAGCCGCTTGTATCTTTAGCTGTGTTTCCTCTATGAAATAAGATATAATCCCTATTAGGAACGTCCTGAACTAATAAGTGTAAGTAATCCCTTGTAGCACTTTCTCTTGGGTATCTAAGTCTTACCTTATAATTTCCTTTAGGAATACAGCTTATACTTCTCTGATTGTCTATCCAAGGATTTTCTAAGGTATCACAAAAACTTTCACCATTAATAAACAAACGACCAATAGTTGATTTTTCTGTGAATGTATCTCTTATGATTAAAAGATTAACGACCTTGACCTTTGTAGGCTTTTTTATATCCGTTCTGTCCTTTACTTGCGTTTTTGGAGTGTATTCCCTTTCGTTTCTTTTTAACGCTCTTAAAAGAGCTTGTAACAACATTACGAGCCATCTATTTATTTTTGTCAAATTGAATGAATTTATATATAGTATATGCTATTGAAAGTATTAGTGCAACAAAACTTAATATTTCATTTGCACTTGCTAGAGTAAACCCAATAGCTGAAAAATTAGCTAATCCTACTTGTAGAGTATCTTTTACTTCTGTCATTTTGTTTAGTTTTTTTATCTAAGTAAGATTTTAACTTAGTAACATTTTTAGTTTTCGGTTTATAGTGTCTTTTCATTATGAGTAATCAGAAGCATTTAAAAAGTTTCTCAATGTAAGTTTAGTTCCCTGTCTCATTGGTCTTTCTAGGTTCATACCATTGTAGTAAGCGTTTTGATCAGGAGAAATGTCTGCTCCACTATTAGTATTGTATTCAGGAAAAAGAGTTATATTGTTAGTGATATACTGTATCATTCTTTCTGTAAAGTATTCAGCATTGTTTCTTACTTCTTCTCTAAGGTGTTGAGCTTCCTCTGTGCTTAAAGCATTTCCTGTTTCTGAAGTCTTAGAATAGATGTTACCGTTTTCCGTTTTAAAGCGTAAATAAGGAATACACATATGAAACGCCCAAGAAGGTAAACAGTCGCCTATATACTCATCTACTAAAGTCTTGTATGC